CGCCAGATGGCACGCCGAAGGGCGGCTAGCCCACCTGCTGTAGAGGGGCCCGTCAAGACCGTCCCCTTTTGTGGCCGGAAGCCGGACGCTGTAAAGTATCCTATCTTCGGGTGATTCCAGTATGCGTCGGCGTTGCGCCCGGCGCCGTCGCTTACGTGAGTGGCAGCTCCGTAAGCGACGCGATGCAACGAAGGGCTCGACCACCAGGTTGGGCCCTTCACTATTGGTCAGTGCCTCAAGGGCAGGGCAGCACGCCTTCCGCGCGGCCGTCTCGATCAACTCCTCGCCCACAGATACGAGCTGATCCGTATCAGCGACTCCCCGTAGGAGTGCCATAGCACCGCCGGGGGGGGGCGAGGGCACCAGCGCGCCCACTCTGGACTATCGGGCGTTCGCTGACGTGGTGGCGCGGCTTCACCACCGCTAGCCCACCTGCTGTAGGCCCGGCACACCCGGTTGCCCCGGGGGTTGCGGGCACCTATCCAAATCCACATTCCGTAAGCCACACGGGGGAACGATGGCAATTAATAGGTTCCGGCCGGAAATCTGGTCGGCGCTGCTCATGGAGAGCTACAAGAAGGTCCTGGTCTACGCCAACCTGTGCAACCGCGACTATGAGGGTGAGATCCGCGCCGCCGGTGACACGGTGCGGGTGACCTCGATCAGCCGCCCAACGATCAGCACCTACACGCGCAACGCGGACATCAGCTACGACGAGCTGACCGACGCGCAGCGGACCCTGTCAATCGATCAAGAGAAGTACTGGGCGTTCACGGTTGACGATGTTGACCAGGCGCAGGCGCGGGGTAACGTCGTCCCGGAGGCCATGTCCGAGGCCGCCTACGGGCTCACTGACGTGGTGGATCAGTACGTCGCCGGTCTGTACACCGGTGTTGCCGCGAGCAACGCGATCGGCACCATGACGGTCACTGACGGCGACCAGGCGTACACCGGGCTGCGGCTGCTGGCGCTCAAGTTGGACGAGGCCAACGTGCCCAAACAGGGCCGCTGGGCTGTGGTCCCGTCGTGGTATCACTCGCTGCTGCTGGACAACAACAAGTTCGTAGACATGTCTGCCTCCGGCACGTCCGAGCCGCTACTCAACGGGCTAGTCGGCCGGGCGCTGGGCATGACCATCCACGCGTCGAACAACGCGCCGTTGATCAGCGGCGACGACTACGGCTGTATGGCGGGGACCCGTGGCGCGATCACGATGGCCGAGCAGGTCACGCAGACCGAGGCGATGCGCTCGGAGCTGCGGTTCGGTGACCGGGTGCGTGGTCTGCTCGTGTACGGGGCGAAGTTGATGCGTCCCGATGGCATCGCCACGCTGGTGGCGTCGCAGTCCTGACCCATCTGACGGCCGGGCCCGGCCGCGCGCGTTCGTGCGCCGGGCCCGCCGCCCCCCTTTTCCGGCCCCCGCACGTGGGGTCACGCGTTCACGAGGGAGAGACATGCCGCGCACTGCCCTGGCATACAGCAACCTGCACGCCAACAGTTCGATAGCCGAGCCGGCCGGTACGCCGGTCAACCCTGGTGCCAACAACGGTCACCTCATTGTCGACGCCGTCCCGGAGCGCACCGTCCTGCGAGTCAGCAACAGCGCGGGCGAGGCGAAGGACGTCACTGTCAAGGCCGGTGACTATCCGCCGGCGATGGCCGCCGGTCAGGGCGACCTCGTGGTGACCGTCGCCGACGGCGCGACGGTGCTGATCGGCCCCTTCGAGTCCGGTCGGTTCATCAGCTCCGGCGGTGAGCTGCACGTCGACATTCAGGCGGCCATGACTGGTGAGATCACCGCGTTTCAGGTGCCCAAGGCCACGTGATGCAGCAGACGGGCCACTTCAAGGGTGAGGGGGGCGTCATCTGGGAGATGGCGCTGCCCCTGCCCGAAACGCAAGCCGACAAGGTCACCAAGGGGTATCTGCGCCGTGTCAACGCCGACGGCAGCCCGTACACGCCGCCGCCGGCTGATGGGCAGCCCGAGTCGTCCGGGCAACGTCCGGCCGTGCTGCCCGGCGGCGAGTGGGAGTCGCTGCCGGATAGGGGCGCGCTCAAGGCGGAGTGGGTCGGGTGGGTGGTGCGCAACCTTGGCACGGCTCCGGATGACGTCGAGGCGATGACCAAGCACGACCTCATCGACCTCGCTACCCGCACCGTCACCGCACGCGCGCCGGCCGACTGACCGCGTGCGTCGACACTGCGCCGGGTCACGGTGTGACCTGGCGTTGATCTCCCGGCCGGGGGTGACGGGGGGAGCCCGTTTGCCCGCGCCCCGCCTGAACCCTCGGCCGGGGTGCATACCCTTCGCTGTTGCAGGAGGCCCATGGTGACGATCTACGAGGGTGAGACGGTCACGCCCGTGCTGACGCTCACCGACGGCGGGGTCGGCGCGGATACGGCGGTGACTGTGACCGTGACCGGCCCAGACGGTGTGGCTGGTGCGCCGATCGGGTGTGTGGCCTCCGACGGAGGGCAGACCCACACCGCGGCGGCGACGGTGACCTTCGGGCAGCCCGGACAGTGGGTGTACGCCTGGTCGATCACCGGCACCGGCGCGGGCAGCAGCTACGACACGGTGGCGGTGGCGCCCGCGCCGATGACGTCGCCGGCCGACGGCCGGGTGTATGCGGACAGCGCGGACTACGCCCGGTGGATCAGCGCGGCACCTCCGGCGGGGGTGGGGCGGGCCTTGTGGGTCGCGTCGCGGCGCGTTGACGAGCTGCTGACCACCGCCATGTACGACACCGACGACGACGGCTACCCGGTCGACGCCGGGCATCGGCAGGCCATGCGGTGGGCCGCGTGCGCCCAGGCGGACTACATGCGGGCTATCGGTGACCCGTACGGGCGCGGCGCGCTCGGCACGCTGTCGTCGGTGTCGATCGGCTCTGTGTCGGTGGGGCGGGCGGTGACTGCTTCGGGCACGACCGCGCCGCCGCGCTACAGCCACGACGCCCGGGAGTTTCTGTTTCAGGCCGGGCTGCTCAACCAGGGCCCTGTGACCGGGTGGTGAAGCGTGGACGTGACGGATCTACTGGACATGCACGGTGCCGGGTTCGGTGTGGTCATCGAGGCGTACCGGGGTAAGGACGCCGGCGGCGGTAACGTCTACGGGCCGCCGGTCGAGGTGGCCCCGGTGTGGGTGGATGAGCGCCACCGGGTCCTGCGTGCGGCCACGGGCGAGACGGTGACCGTCACTGCGACCGTGTACGCGGCCGTGGCCACCGACTGTCCCGTCGATTCGCGCGTGACGTTGCCCTCGGGGCAACAGATCGTGGCGTTGAGTGTTGCCCGCCGCGAGGGGGGCGGGTTCGACGTGCCGGAGCACGTGGAGATCGCCGGGAACTGACGCACCGGGTGCGGCTACGTGTCGGTGGTCGTGGGACGGCCACCGACGCCGGGGCGGGGGCGGCCCGCGTGCCAGGTGATGATCCTGATCGGACGCCACATGCGGGTACGCCCGATCGTCTTGTCAGGTTGCGGCATCTGTTTGCGTTTGCGGTAGTTCGTCACAGCGGACACTGAGATGCCGAGGTATCGGGCTACGTCGGTGGTAGTCCACCACTCCGCGTTCGGATCAGGGGCAGCGCTCACGGCCGCTCATCCTCGCATCACGCGGATGGTGTGTTGCCATTCCCGGACGGGGCGGGTCACAGCAGTGCCGGGTCTAGGTGCTGGGAGAGGGAGTACAGCAGCTTGTAGCAGGTGTAGGAGTTCTCGTCGGCCGCCGGTCCTGGTTGCAGCCGGTCATCGGCTATTTCGGCCCAGCCGTGCACGCCGTGGTGTTCATCAGCATGTTGGGACACGATGTCGGCCAGCGTTTCGGCGACCTCGGTGTATCGGTGCGGGTCGCTCACCCACCGGCGGATGATCTCCGCCATGGTCTGCTGCGCGGCAGGGTCAACGCGTGCGTTGGGGCCGGCGGCGCGCGTCTGCGTCACGTTGCCGCCGAGCCGGGGCCGGTTGAGGGTGGCACCGAACCAGATGACCTCCTGCAACGCGGCCGACTCCCAACTGCCCGGTCTTCCGGCGATCATCGTCTGCATCGACGCTTGACCGCCCAGGGACTCGCGGAGTTCGTGACACACCAGGTCGAGCGCGGACGCCAGGGATGCGACGGCTCTACGGCCGGCACGGCGCAACGCCTCCTGTAGGAGTTGGTGGTCTTGCTCGGTGACCGGCAGCACGGGCCGCACCGTGTGTTCGGCGTGCAGCGCGTCGAGTGAGCGATGCCGGCTGTGGGTGCGGTCGGTGTACTCGCCCCCGGTGGTGAGCATCCATGCCTCGCCGTGTTCAGTGACCAGCCGGTACGGCCTGTCGTCCGCCGTTGTCAACAGGGGCTCCTCTCACCGAACCACACGTCCCGCCGTGGCGGGG